AGCGCCGATTTACACACAGGTGTTATTTAACCATGGACACGAGACACATTAGTGAAGAATATGCGCATATAGGAAATGAGCTGATTTTGACAGAGGATGTGCTGTCAGACATCAGGGATAGCCAGGTATCCATCATGTATCTGGGTTCAGAATACGAGAAGACAAGCAGAGGCAGAACCATATACGGGCAATGTGAGAAGGTTCCGGAGAAGTACAAGTGGGCTGTGCCGTGCGATTTTACTATCACGATATTTGAGCCGAATGTGGAGCATTTCACAGAGGAGCAGATGCGGATTCTGATCCTACATGAGCTGATGCATGTTGGAATCGAAGAAGATGGCAACGAAGAGAAGTATTATATCAGGCCGCATGATGTGGAGGACTTCGAAGAGATCCTTGAGAGGTACGGAATGGACTGGAGCACATGACAAGACTTGAGAAGCTGAAGGAATTGGAGCAGATGCTTTATGGCATGATACAGAAAGCAAACAGCAGAGCTATTCCTTCGTTGGCCAAACAATATAGAGAGACAATAAAAGAGATAGAGGAGATAGAGGGCAGTGGCAACGAAGACGAGATTGCAGACATTCTCAACAGCCGGAGTGCTGATGGGAAGTCAAGAGCCGTCCGTCCGGATCGCTCCTAAGTATTCTGCCAGTGATGGAATGGACGCGGTGAAGATCCTGAGTCTTGGAGGGTTCATTTTGGATCCATGGCAGAGTGACCTTTTGGATGATTGGCTTGCAATAGCGCCGAGTGGTAAATGGGCATGCAGAACATGCGGAGGCTCTATCCCAAGACAGAATGGAAAAACGGGTCTGTTAGAGGGAAGAGCTGAAGCGGGAATGATAATGTACAACGAGCAGGTTGTTTACACGGCGCATCTTCAGAAAACAGCAACAGAGACCTTTGAAGAGATGGCAAATTTCTTTGATGCTCCCAAGATAAGGGCGTATGTCAAAGATATCAAGACGGCTCTGGGAAGAGAACAGATCATCCTGAAGAGAGGAGCAAGGATAAAGTTTCTTGCAAGGACGCGAAATGGCGGAAGAGGTCAGCACGGGGATCTTCTGATATTTGATGAGGCACAGGAGCTTGATGCAAATGCACAGGCTTCTTTTTTACCGGCAATTTCAGCTTCATTGAATCCCCAAGTAATTTATTATGGCACTCCTCCGGATGCGGAAAGTGATGGTTCTGTATTCAGAGGAATCCGAGAGAATGCTTTAAGCGGAAAAGCGAAGACTATCGCATGGGCGGAATATTCCGTGAAAGAGATCGGGAACGTTCACGACCAGAAGCGATGGGCGGACACGAATCCCGCGCTTGGGCGAAGGATACAGCTGACCACTATCGAGAGTGAAGTCGAGCAGATGGATCCGGATACGTTTGCCCGTGAACGTCTTGGATGGTGGTCTCCGATCATAGTTTCTAAAGTTGACTATGCAATTCCGCAGGATGTTTGGGACGCATGTCAATCCATGGAGATAGCTCCACAGGGTAAGACAGCATATGGAGTTAAGTTTTCCGCTGACGGGTCAGAAGTTGCGTTAAGTGTGGCGGTCATTCCTGAAAATGGGGCTGCAAGAATTGAATTGATTGAGCGCAGGCCTACGGGACTTGGGACACAATGGCTTGCAGACTGGCTCAATGAAAGATATAGAAAAGCATCCTGTGTGGTGATAGATGGCAGAAACGGTGTAGATGTCCTGACGGATAAGATCGCAGACACATGGAAGTACAAGGGCTCTGTTATCAGACCTACTTCCCGAGAAGTGATCGCGGCGGTCAGCACTATGATGGATGCGTTGAATGAGAGAACCGTCACATGGTTCGGTAAACAGGAGAATCTGAGAGAAGCCGCGTTATCTGTTGAGAAGAGACCTATTGGCGGAGGTTGGGGCTTCGGAGGAGAGAATTCCGCGCCGGTGGAAGCATGTGCTCTGGCTTTATGGGGCGCGAAGAATACGAAAAGAGATCCAAATAAGAAGATGCTCATTGGATGAGGTGCAAAATGCTGTTTAATTTAATTCCGGAACAAATACTCGGGCTCAATGTTGAGGAAATCCCGAATCTGAGGAAGCTGATGAATGTGTTTAATACGCATTTATCCTCAAATGCTAAGAAAAACAAATACTATGAGGGCAAAATCTCTGTGAATGATGTCAATCTTGGCATTGCTCTCCCTGATGGCCTGCAAAGGTTAGAGATCGGATGTGCATGGGGTGCCAAGACGGTTGATGTCCTTGCCGCAAGGTCTATGTTTGATGGTTTCGTTGGCTTGAATGGCGAAGAGATCGAACAGCTTGACCAGATCGCAGTTGATAATGATCTTATTTCAGAATATGCGAAGGCATGCAGGGATGAGCTCAAGTTCGGATGTACGTTTGCCACATTGTCAGCTGATGACCAGATAGGGTGCAAGATCAGATTCCATTCGCCTCAGACTGCTGCCGCATTATGGGATGGTGAAAAGGGCCGCATAAACTGTGGTTTTGCCATTATAGACACAGCTCCGGATGAGTTCGATGACATGAATTGGAATCCATCTCTTGTGAATTATTACACGGATACAGCTGTATGGGTCATTGAGAGGCACAGCAACAATAACTGGTATGCCTCAGAGCATCCACACAAGATGGGCAGGCCTTTGATGGAGGCTCTTATCTGGAATGCTACATCAAATAAGCCATTCGGAAGATCTCGGATAAAAGAGCCGGTGAGAAGGTTGATAGATGGATATGTCAGGACCATCGCAAATGCATCCATAGGCCTTGAGTTTGCGACTTCTCCACAGAAATATCTGCTTGGTGTTACTGATGACCAGTTTGAGGCGGTTATCAATGATAAATTCCGTCAGTATGTTGGAAGCATCATAGCATCTACCACGAATCCTGAGACAGGTGAGAAACCATCGTTTGGACAGCTTCAGCAGGGTTCACTTGCGCCGCATGTTGAGATGATCCGAGTGCTTGCAACACAGTTCTCGGCGGCAACAGGGTTATCTGTAACAGATACAGGTGTTGTGAATGATGCGAATCCGACCAGCTCTGATGCGATCCTTGCACAGAGTCAGACTCTCATCTGTATGGCAGAGCAGTTAAACCTTGGAAACGGCAATTCACTCAGGACTATTGCTCTTATGGCAATGGCTATAACAAACAATATCAGAATTGATGAGCTCTCAGAGAATCAGCTTGATGTTGTGGCACATTTCAAGAATCCTGCAATGCCTTCAGTGGCAATGACAGCAGATGCCGCCATCAAGATAGCATCCGCAAGACCGAATTTTGCTGAAACAGATACATTCCTTGAGATGATCGGTTTCGATAAGGCAGATATCAGAAGGATTAAGGCGCAGGAGTCAAGATCGCGCGGGTTATCCGTGCTTGAAGAGTTATGACGATAAAATTGACTGAATGGAACAAATATATCAGGCGTTTACGCATGCTGAATGACAAGGCTGTGCAGGAGTTCACGGCATTCATTGTCAGGAATGGCGGAATCGAGATGATAGAGCGCTCTGCTCTAATCGATTATGCATATGCTTTATCAATGAAGTATGGAGAAGCTTCAGCGGCTCTGTCTGCTGAGATGTATGACGCGGTAGCACTCTTGCAGGGTGTGACGGTTCCTGCTGCTATACCGGCGGAAACGGCTGCTTATTCTGAAGTTGCCAAAACTGTAAATGGGATCATCAAAAAGACAGGATCACAGGAGATAGTTGCTCAATCAGTTGGGCTTCTGGTAAAAGATGCCGGTCAAAAAACTACCATTCAAAATGCCAGGAGAGACAAAGCAGAGATAGCTTTTATATCCTCCGGCGATACATGTGCATTCTGCATCATGATGGCAGGTAAAGGTTGGCGCAGAGCAAGCGCTTCTGACGTGGACAAGGACGGAGAACCGGCACATCTTCATGCAAATTGCGACTGCACTTATGCAGTACGGTTCAACAAAAACCTTGATTATTCGGGATATGAGCCGGAGAAATACAAAGAAATCTATGATAATGCACCATTGGAGGATGGTCAGAGAACCACAGCAAAAAACAAACTGAATGCTATGCGGCGTGAGTTCTATGCACAGAACAAAGATGAGATAAACGAACAGAAGCGTTCAGCATATGAAAAGCGCAAAGAGCGCGAGTCATCAGAAGCAGAAGAAATGAATGTTAATTAAATCAGCATCCGCAAGGGTGCTTTTTTAATAGATACGGCTACGCGAGCCAAAATCGCGGAATAAATGCACTCATAGAGGAGACAACAGAATATGGAAAAAGAAACTGTGAATCAGGAAAACGCAACTAATGTTACCGAACAGACCGAGAAAACTTTCACTCAGGCGGAATTAGATCAGATCATCGCGGAGCGTTTGAAGCGTGAGCGCGAAAAGTATCCCGATTATGATTCCCTGAAAGAAAAGGCGGCGAGATTAGACCAGATCGAAGAGGATGCAAAGTCAGAGCTTCAGAGGGCACAGGAGAAAGCCGAGAAGCTGCAAGCGGAGCTGTCCGCAATGAAGCATCAGGAAGAGGTGAGGTCTATCAGGGATAAAGTTGCACAGGCAACAGGAGTTCCCGCATCACTTTTGACCGGAGACACGGAAGAAGCTTGCACAGAGCAGGCAGCAGGCATTTTATCTTTCAAATCTTCTGTCGGATATCCGGTACTCAAGGATGGCGGAGAAATCCAGAAGACAGTTGAAGGCTCAACGCGGCAGCAGTTCGCAGAATGGGCCAGTGAAGCACTAAATTAAGAAAAGGAGAAAATAATTATGGCATCAGGTCAGGCTACTAACAGGACAAACATTACTCTCCCTGTTAGCGTTTCAAATGAAATCTTACAGAAAACTCAGGAGAATTCAGCAATCATGTCTCTTGCAAGACAGATAGCTCTTCCTGGCAATGGAACATCAATCAATGTTATCACAAGCGATCCCGAGGCTTCATGGGTAGGCGAGACAGCTGCAAAGCCCGTATCGAATCCTGGTCTTTCAACAAAGATCATGAGAGCTTACAAGCTTGCTGTTATCGTTCCTTTCTCGAACGAGTTCAGACGCGATGTTGCAGCTCTTTATGATGCACTCATCGAGAGACTTCCCAGAGCTCTTGGCGCTAAGTTCGATGCAACAGTATTCGGAACCGGCTCAAAGCCTGGTGATGATTTTGATAACTTTGCTTCATGTACAGCACAGAGCATTGCTTCTGATGTATATGGCGGCTTAGTTGCAGCTGATACCGATATCGCTCTTCATGGTGGTATCCTTAACGGTTTTGCAATCTCTCCTCAGATGAAGGGATTACTTCTTGCGGCTACTGATAAGAATGATCGTCCTCTGTTCATCAACAGTGTTGCTGAGGGTGCTGTTCCTATGATTCTTGGAGCAAAGACCGTAATAAGCAAGGGTGCATATGTAACCGGTACTCCGAAGACAGTCGGTGTTGCAGGTGACTGGACTCAGGCAATGTATGGCACAGTTGAGGGTGTTAAGATCGATTATTCAAGCGATGCTACACTTGATCTTGGTGGTGGATCTTCAATCAATCTGTTCCAGCAGAACATGTTCGCAGTAAGAGCAGAGATCGAGGTTGGTTTCCGCGCTGACACATCTGTATTCAACAAGCTGACTGCAACATCTGTTCCTTCTATCTAATCTATGAAAAGGATGATAAACGGCTTTACAAATACAGAGATGTTTGTGGCAGATAATAGGGTTGACGAATATCTGGCGGCGGGTCATGTACTTGCCGCCGATCCTCCTGTCACAAAAAAAGCGGAGACTGTAAAAGAAGAGCCGAAAGCGGAACCGGTAAAGGCAGAGCCGAAGAAGGCTCCGGCAAAAAAGACGGTTTCAAAGGTTGCGAAAAAAGCAATAAAGAAATGAGGTGGTATAGATGGCATATGCAACAGTCGCAGATGTTCAGGCGAGAATGTCACATCAGATGACAGAATCTGAGCAGGCCATGTGCGCCACTATGCTTGATGATGCGGCAATTATTATTGATACATTTGCGATCAATGCGGCATCAGACGCAAAAAAGATAGTTTCCTGTCGAATGGTTATTCGCCAGATAGGTGAAGGTGATGATATCGGCGTTCCTATTGGAGCAACACAGGGCTCCATGTCCGGTCTGGGATATTCTCAGTCGTGGACAGTATCGGGAGGCACAACAGGCGAGATGTATCTTTCCAAGCTTGACAAACAGCTCCTCGGTTGTGGGAACAAGATCGGATCTTATTCACCAGTGCAGGAGTTAGCTCCGAAAAATGAGGTATCCATATGATCAAAACAATGACAGTTCAGCTTGTCAAAAAAACACAGATCGGGACGGATCCATTCGGGGCTCCGATTGAATCAGAAAAGATGATTGATGTCGCAGGGTGTCTTGTGGGTCAGCCATCTACGGATGATATTACACAGGCCCTTGAAATGTACGGAAAGAAAATCGCGTATGTTGTCGGAGTTCCTAAAAGCGATATAAACGAATGGGTTGATACGGATGTCATCATATGGGGCAAACGTTTCCGCACAGTGGGTTATCCGGAGACAGGGATTCAGGATAATATTCCCCTGTTTTGGGGGAAAAACGTGAAGGTTGAGAGAACAAATGGCGAAAGACGGGCAAGTATTTAAAAAGGATGATGCAGGCATCAGACAGCTTTTGCAGTCTCCGGAATGTTTGAGCGTTATGGAGCAGTATGCAAATGAGCGGGCAGATGCTGAGGATATTCGTCCTTTTGTCGGTTTTGACAGAGCTAAATGTTTTGTGAGGGTAGAGGAATGATTGAAACAGCAATCAAAAAATACTTAGAAGAAGGCTTGAAGGATGTTCCTGTTCTGATGGAATATCCGAAGGACCATCCGCAGCAGTTTGTGGTGCTTCAGCTTACAGATGCAGGCAGAATAAACCACATAGACGCGGCAACATTCTTCCTTGATGTGTATGATATCGATTCCCTTTATTCGGCAGCAGAGCTGAAGGAAAAGGTGAAGGAATTGCTGTTTGATGCGATCACTCTCCCTTATATAACGAGTTCTACTCTCGGACAGGAAAGAGCCGGAACAGACTCAGGTAATCACGTTTACAAATACGAATTAACATTTAACTTCTACTACTACAAGGAGGAGATTTGACATGGGTAACAAAGCAACAAATGTTACGACCGGCAAGCCGAATATTTCCGGTGCGATTTATACGGCTCCTCTCGGAACAACTTTACCCACGGATGCTACCACGGCCCTTGATACAACAAAGTTTGTGTGCCTGGGCTATGTATCCGAGGATGGACTTTCCAACAATAACGAGCTCTCTGTTGAAGCTATAAAGGCATGGGGCGGAAATATCGTTTACAGGTCTCTGACCGAGATGAATGATGAGTTTGGTCTTGCCCTGATCGAGACAGAGAACGTTGATGTATTAAAGACTGTATATGGTGAAAACCATGTCTCAGTTGATGGCTCCGGCAATGCTTCTATAGATGTTGTCGGTGAGGATCCTATTGAGCGTGTATGGGTGTTTGAATTAGCACTCAGAGGCGGAAGAGCAAAGAGAATCGTTATTCCTGATGGTGCTATCACTTCCAGAGATGAAATCGTTTACAACGATTCTGATGCGGTTGCTTTCGGTATCACGATCAGCGCATATCCGGATGCAAATGCAAGCACACATAAGGAATATCTTGAGGGTGAGACAGCTTCGATCTAAAGAGGTACAGTATGGTAAAAGGAAAAACAAAATCAGGTATCAAGTTTCAGATAGACGAGCGCATTAAAGATGATGCGCGTTTTTTATATTATTTGACGAAGGCGCAGGATGACAGTGATGACCTTACTGAAAAATCCCGTGCTGTGGTTGGTATCCTGAAATTAGTTTTCGGAGATGATGCCGGTGTCATTACATTCATGGATGCCGTAGCATCAGCAAATAAAGGCGTTTGTGATGTCAAAACAATGCTGTCAGAGCTGACAGAGATATTTGACGCGATAAACGCAAAAAACTGATGATCCTCGCCTCAATAATCAATGAGTGCGAGGATTTATTGATATGTGACCTGGCAGAAACCTATGGCATTTATGACTACAAATCATTGAAACCCTCCTTTCTGGCTACACTTGCCATAGGCCTGCCGGAGTCATCCCGAGTGGTTCGGTTTTACAGCAAAACACGTTTGACCATAGATCAGATGCTAATGGCTCTGATCGTTGACGGTATCAATATCGGAAATTGGCAACGTGCGGGAGGGAAGAAGAGCAAGAAACCACAGAGCTTCTTTGAGAAGCTTACAAAGCCGGAGAAAAAGAAAGATGAGCTGATGTCATTCCGTACAGCAGAAGATTTTGAAGCATGGCGGAATGCGAAAATGGAGAAGTACAATGGCTGATACGATCGGAACAGCGTATGTCCAGATAGAGCCCTCATTTGAGGGAGTAGTTCCTAAAATAGATAAAGAATTCGGTGGCGCAGGAGAATCCGGAGGAAAATCATTCTCAAGCGGGTTCGGTTCTGTCATGAAGGGATTCGGAGCGACTACAGTGGCAGCAGGTGCGGCTATCGGTGCGCTTGGAGCCAAGTTCGTGAGCGCGGCAACAGATGTCTCGGAATATGGCGATAATATCGATAAGATGTCACAGAAAATGGGACTTACTGCTGAAGCATATCAGGAATGGGATGCCGTAATGCAGCACTCCGGAACCAGTATGGAAACTATGAAGAGCTCCATGAAGACTCTGGCAAATGCTGCCGAGACAGGTAAAGATGCCTTTGAGAGACTCGGGATCTCTCAACAGGATCTTGCCAACATGTCACAGCAGGATCTTTTTGAGGCTACCATTGCAGGTCTTCAGAATGTTTCTGATACAACAGAGCGGACATATCTTGCCGGTCAGCTTCTCGGAAGAGGAGCCACAGAGCTTGGAGCCCTTCTGAATACTTCCGCCGAAGACACGCAGGCTATGCGTGACAGAGTGCATGAATTGGGCGGGGTTTTGTCAGATGAGGCTGTCTCTGCATCTGCTGCCTTCCAGGATCAGCTTCAGGACATGCAGACAGCATTCTCGGGGCTTTCAAACAATATGATGGCTGATTTCCTGCCGAGTATCACTCAGGTCATGAGTGGATTGACAGATATTTTCAGCGGAAATTCTGACTCGGGCGTGAAGAAGATCACAGAAGGAATTCAATCCATTGCTTCGAAGATCTCCGAGACACTTCCACAGTTAGCGAAGACAGGCACAGAAATTATAAAAGCCATTGCAACATCTATAATTGAGAATCTTCCTCAGTTGGCAAAAACAGGCTTAGAGATTCTGCTTGAGCTGACCAAGTATATCATTGATAACCTTCCCCTGCTGATCCAGATGGGTCTTGAGATCATTGGAGAATTAGCACTCGGAATTGCCCAGGCTCTTCCTGAGTTAATCCCTGCGGTTATAGAAACCCTGCTGACCATTGTGGAGTATTTGATTGAGAATATAGATATCTTGATAGATGCTTCCATTGCTCTGATCGTAGGTCTTGCAGAGGGTCTGATAAATGCTCTGCCGGAGCTGATCGAGAGAGTTCCTGAGATAGTTATCGCTCTTGTAGAAGCCATCATCAGAAATGCTCCAAAGATACTGGAAGCAGGCCTTGAGTTAATCCTTCAGTTGGTTGAAGGTATCGTGAATGCATTCGGGAAGCTTATCGAGACCGGTAAAGAAATCGTTGATAGTGTTAAGGAAGGCTTTCAGCAGAAGCTTGAGGATGCTAAAAACTGGGGCGCTGACATGATTCAGAATTTCATTAACGGCATCAAGGAAAAATGGGAATCTCTGAAAGAATCTGTATCAAACGTAGCAGGAACCATAAAATCATTCCTTCACTTCTCGGAGCCTGATGTTGGGCCTTTGAAGGATTTTGATACATATGCTCCGGACATGATGGAATTGTTTGCTCAGGGCATAACGGATAATGTTGGGGTTGTGAAGGATGCATTGAGTGATGCCACGGCGCAGGTAATGACCACAGGCGTTGACATGAATGCTATTCAGACAGTGAACGGTTCCCTTGATGTTCAGAGCGGGTCTGACACGATAATACAGCGCATAGAGAGCCTGCTTGCAGAATACTTACCGAATATCAATCAAAACATATACCTTGACACAGGCGTTTTAGTTGGAGCAACGGCAGGCCCGATGAATGGAGCACTTGGCACTATTGGCATAAGGAGCGGAAGAAGATGAGCAATGTGAATCTTTTTAATGGGATAACCATTACAGTTGAGTCTTCCATGGTGTCATATCATTCCTATGATGATTGGGGGCTGTATGTAACAAATACAGACTGTATCGGGGAACCGAAGCAATATACAAATTACTTGGAAATACCAGGGCGAAACGGCAAGCTTGATCTTTCTGAGGTTATATCGGGCAGGCAGATATATGAATCTCGGGAAATAAAGATAAACCTTGCAGGCACACGGTTCAGAACGAATTGGGATTCCGCATTATCAGCGTTCAGAAATGACATCAATGGAAAAGTATGCAGAATCACTTTTGACAATGATCTCGGATATTATTGGCGCGGAAGGGTTACGATTAAGGACTTTAGTTCATGCTTGAATCTCGGAACATTCACTCTTGAATTGCCCGAAGCCGATCCCTACAAATACTCAATCACGGCATCCAGTGAACCGTGGCTCTGGGATCCGTTCAATTTTGAGACCGGAGTAATTACCTACACAGGAGCGGTTGATATAGTCGGATCGGGCACGATAACAGTACCGCACGGACACATGCTGACCTGCCCTCAGTTCATAATATCAAATAAGGTATCGGGAACATTCGCTGTCACGTACAACAGCAAGACTTATTCACTTGATACCGGCACAAATATCATTCCGGCAATTCTGATCGGTGGCGAACAGGATGTCACTCTGACATTCGCAGGCACGGCAAAGGTTCAGTTGGTATACAAAGCAGGGAGCTTATAAATGTGGCAAGTTAATCTTGGAAATGCAATTTTATATTATCCAGCGAATGATGATTTTGCGATATTTGACACGAATCTGAATGAAGAAGTCGGGCTTGCAGGGGAGTTTACGTTTAAAGTTCCGCCTACTAATCCTTTATATACTTCTCTGACTATGGGGGCTCTTGTGACTGTCCTGAGGGATGGTGATGAGTATTGGAGAGGGGAGATATATGACATCCATACAGACTTCCAGAAAGTTGCGGAGGTTTACTGCATAGAAGACCTTGCATGGCTCGGTGATGAGTACATGGATCCTGTTTCAGTAAAGAATCAGACCTATGCTCAGAGATTTCAGACGGCTATCGCAAACTATAACGCAAACAGGCCCGCAGAGAGACAGTTCACAGCGGGTTATATCACGAATGTTTCCGGCACATGTAACTGGACTACAGAATATGAGTGGAGCATCCTTGATTCGCTTAGAAATTGCATCTGCAAGGATGATGGTTATATCAGAATCAGGAGAGTGACAAGCGGATCCACTGTGACAAGATATGTCGATATCATTCGCTTGCAGGATTATGGTGCAGCATTACAGCCGATATTGTTCGGATATAATCTCTTGGATTTTGTAAAAGAGAGTGATTATGGGAATTTGACAAATATCCTTACTCCCTACGGAGATCCCTTGAAGGATGCTTCCGATAATCCTGTTTATGTCTATGGTGACTATGAGAAGCGGTTGCAGGGGAACACCATACAGAACAGTGCTTCTATTAATATGTATGGTAGGCATGAAAAATCGATCATATTTGACGGAGTAACGAATGCCACTACTCTGAATAACCTTGCATCAGCTTATTTGTCGAGATATTGTCAGCCTCAGTTGACCATGGAAGTGAAGGCGGTTGACCTTGCTGATATAGAAAATGTAGACTCCATTAATCTCGGAAACTCTGTGCAGATTATTGCAGAGCCCTTTGGAATAGACCAAAATCTGTATCTGACACAGCTTCAGAGAGATTTGCAGGATGTGTCGAAAAACACACTTACTCTCTCAGGACATGTTCAGAGGAAGAGTTTGACCAGTCAGATTCAAAAGACAGAGGAGAAGATTGAAGACCTTCCGACAGAATCATCTATCTTGGAAGCGGCAAAGAAGAATGCTCTTCAGATGCTCTTGGATGATACAAAGAGCGGATATGTCGTTTTTGAATATGACTCAAACAATAAGCTGAATGCTATAAATATCTGTAATTATCCGACAATCGCCCGCTCCACAAAGCGTTGGAGATGGTCTCAGACCGGTTTCGGGTTCATGACCAGAGATAGTTACGGCACGGATACAAATCCCGCATGGACGGGTCTTCCTGTGGCGATCGATATGGCAGGGCGAATAGTCGCGGATGCAATAACCACAGGCACACTCTCTGCCGACCGAATAAAAGGCGGTTCTTTACAGCTTGGTGGGTCAGCTGAAGGAGCATACAAAAACGGAGCTCTGTATATTTACAACACTTCAAATGTTTGTATAGGTGCTTGGACAAGAAGCGGTATAACCTTATATGACGGAAACGGCACAGCTTCATCAAACGTTATCGGAACATGGACTGTCAGCGGGATAAATATCAAAAAAGGGCAGATAAATATTAACGACAAGTTCATAGTTAATACTGCTGGAACAGTTACTGCATCGGATTTAAACATCACAGGCGGCTCCATCAAGCTTACCAAACAGAACATCGGTGATGCGAATGATGGTTTATTCCTTGGAACCACAGGCATTGCACTTGGAAAGAACAGCGTATTTAAAGTAGACAACACAGGAGCTCTTACAGCAAAATCAGGTACTGTCGGAGGCTTCACCATTGATGCGAATACGATTAGATCATTAGAGACAAGTTCCGTAGCAGATGGAGCAATTACCCTGTCCACGAAAGACTTCACACGGAACGTTCTCGGAACAAACAGGTCTCTGCGTTTTGCAATAGGCTCTCAGCTTGGAATTGACAAAAAGGGTAAGGTGTATGCTTCCGGAGTGGAGATCACAGGAACACTTACTTCCACAGATGGCAAGATCGGCAATTTTGTCATCGGAAACAATATCATCAGTACATCAAGCAATACATCAAGTACGGCAGATGGTTCGGTAACTTTAGCAAGTGCGAATTTCACAAGATATATCAATAGTGCTAATAGAACAAATCTAAGATTTGCCATAGGCTCAAAGTTCGGCATTGCTTCTGATGGAACAGTTTACGCAACGGATGGAGTGTTCAAAGGTTCGCTTACTTCCACAGATGCGACAATAGGCAATTTTACCATTGATTCTCATTATATCCGCACAGCAGGCACCACAAGCACAGCAAATGGTTCTGTCTGCATAGGAAGTTCTAACTTTACAAGGTATCTGCTTGGAGCGAACAGATCAAATCTAAGGCTTGCAATAGGTTCAAGGTTCGGTATAGATGAGCAGGGAAATATTTATGCGTCAGGTGGCACATTCTCAGGAACAGTAAGCGGTGCGACTATAAGCGGTGGAACACTTACATCAGAAGACGGAACAGGAACAAAAACAACAATATCCGGTGGTCTTATCCATATATGGAACAACGGCACAGGTGAAAAATACCTTACTCTGTATGAAAATAGTGCAACACTTCAGATAGGCGGTCAGAATGTAGCAATTACAGATGCCGGTTCTTATATTTCATTGAAGTGGATAGATATAATGCGGTACTTGCAACAGCATGTATAAGGGAGGTATCCATGGGAATCAACACTTTAATCGAACAATTCCAAAAAACTCTGATAGAGGCTGTCAATGATTGTCAGCTTCCTGTCGGAGTTGCTTTTTATGTTGCGAAGGATGTCTTCTCTCAGATAGAGGCCGAGTACCAGAAGGCACTGGAAATAGAAAAAGAAGTTCAGGAGACTGAAGAAGATACAAAAGAAGAATAACGAAAGGAGCAAGAAATGGCTGATATATCTCAATACTTAGCGAATATTTTATCAGCAGTTTATGGCGAAGAGGTTCGTGGATCCATCCATGATGCCATATCGATCATCAATGATGTTTCAGAAGTGGTTCTGTCAACAGGAACAGCGGTCAATTCTGCATCATCCTCTTCCACGGGATACTTCACAGATTCACTGTATTTCAACACGAATACAAAGGAATTATGGAAGTGTATCGGCACAGATTCATGGCAGTCACAGGGGAGTCTGAAGGGCGATCAGGGAGATCCGGGTGATGACGGTGTAGGAATCGCATCCATCACAAAATCCGCTACTGTCGGAAATGTGGATACATACACCATTCTGTATACTGACGGAAACACGGATTCATTCACAGTAACGAATGGCACGGATGGTGATGACGGAAACGGAATTGTTTCGATCACAAAGACTTCCACGGTGGGATTGATTGATACCTATACCATTCTGTACACAGACGGAAACTCTACGACATTTGAGGTTACGAATGGAGTTGTCGGGAATAAGTGGTACTCGGGTGTTGTTATCGAGGGCAAGAGCGTTAACCCTACGGTATTCAACATGTCGGGCATAACTTATGCGTATGAGAATGACATGTATCTGAACATCACTGAGGGAGCAGTTTATCATTGTTACTCCGCCGGAGCTCCATCAACAGCGACTTGGGTGTATGACTTTACCATTCAGGGTGCCGGATCGGGTGCCACGGTAATGACAGACCTTCAGGATGTCAATATTACTTCCATAGTAGATGGTCAGCTTCTCCAGTATGATTCGGGCACTTCCAAATGGGTGAATGTTACGTTCACGGACAGCATTGTCCAGAATAGCACGAAGGCGGCAGAGTCAGGAGCGGTCTACACAGCACTCTCCGGAAAAGAAGATACTCTTACATGGGATAACGTCCCCACTCAAAACTCTGATAATCCTGTGAAGAGTGGTGGAGTTTATTCGGCACTTGATGAGTTTACAGCGGCTGAGACACAGAGCGGTACGACCGTGACTTTTAGCGGTTTAAATCCCTCATACGGGTATAAGTTATTTTGGGATGATGCGAGTGCTTCGGGAGACTTGGCTATTCCAAAGCCTATAAACATCAACAAAACAATAGACTCAGGAACGGGCTTGATGACGCTTGTATATACGATTAAAGGCGGCTCATCGGGCAGTTCGCAGTTCAAGTTACGGATTTTGAAATAGAAAGGAGCGTGATTATATGAGTTTACAGCCTTGTGAGATAACCAACAATATACATGAGGGCAAGCTGTACAATAAAACCTTATCCCGAACAGCGGGAGATACTGCAATAACTTGGAGAAATCACTTGGTGTGGATTGCCCAGCAGATCAATAATCTTTTAAATGCCTTGCCCAACGGGTACGTATTTGAGTTAGTGGGAGTAATGGGGCGATTTATCGTAAGTTCTCCGTTAATATCCACAGACGGAACATCACACACCCAACAGTACCGATTTTGGTATCGCAACATGGCTGACAGTACGGGTGCGATAGCAGATTATTACTATCTGGCAGATCCATCTGATTATAACCTTAGCCATTATAAGAGCGTAACATACCCGTTAAGTGGTTCGGGGTCGGTGGACGTAACAAGTTATGATACTACTCAATGTATCGCACCTGGTGCATCAAGAAGCGATACCATGTATTACAGATTATGGCTTTCCGATAGCGGACAGCCAACACAGTAACAGTAGGAAAGGAGACTATAAACCATGATGAAATACTTTAACGTAGAAATTCAGAACACAAATGGAGTAACAGCACAGGCGATATATGCCCGTGAATCAAAGGAAGCGGCAATAATCGCACATCACAACAGTATGGCATCCATGAGGACAGCCGTAGACGCAGGCACACTTGACGCTTGCACAGGCTTAGTCCTTAACGAGTGGGGCGGCGTTGAACAGCCGTATCAGGAGCATTACGAAAAGGCTTCTGAGCCTGTTGTAGAAGAATAAACCAAAGGAGCAACGGACATGGATAGTTCAATCATCGTATCGATTATCACAGGGGTGTTGACCTTAATCGGAGTGATAATCACAAATAGCGAGAGCAACAGGAAAATTGAACACAGGCTGGAAGTATCCCAAGCTGTCACAGATACCAAACTTGAAAACCTTACTCAAGAGGTTCGCAAACAGACAGACCTTGCTATCCGTATTCCTGTCCTTGAACAGCGAATGAATGTTGTTGAAGATACGGTGAAACGCATGAGTGATGACGGGAAGTGACGGTTATGGGAGAGATTATTGTTTACGCAAATCTAACGCTTGCGATTATCGGAATTGCGGCACTCATCATTCAGTACATCGTGGAAGGGAGAAAATAAGTAAT